TTTTAGCAACTTTTTTAGGTATCTTCATTATATAAAGACTCCGTTTGTTTGTTTCGCTGTTACTGACAGCTCATCAGTCATATAAGATAATATGAGACAAACATAGGTTGTCTGTACTGGCTCAAAGCAATCACGCTGAAGCGCTAGACCGGCTCGCCGTGCGGCTGTTGCGGTGTCCGACTTGTTTGGGGCTGTCACACCCGTGTGACCTCTATGCTGCTGAGGCTGTCAGAAACAATTTAAAACTTAAGCTTAAGCCTTCTGCCACTGCTGCTAGCACTTGGTAAGTATTTAAATTATTGAACATAAAAACACAATATCAGATACAATTATAAACACCAATGCTAAGATTGCATAACAGGTATGCATAATATGCATGACTAAGAAAAAAAACAGACACCTCTATTTTATACCTACATTAGAATAGTTATAAGGTGTATATGTACTGAGTACACCTATGACACCTGAGTATATACTCTGAGTATACCCTGAGTACATACACACATACATATATACACATAGTATACACTGTATTGACTTGTATATATCTTATACGGGAACCTTTATAGATATAGTGTGTGTTGCTGCGTGTATACTATATGTATGATACGTGTATTCTTTGTGTATGCTATGTGTACCAAACTAAAAAAACAGACGAGCTCGAAGGCACGCCTATTTATTCTCTATGTATACCGCCGGCACTCTTAAGGCACTCATTCCTATATATACCTTGCTCAGGTGTGCTTAAAGTTTACTCAGGGGACACTTGCAGCAGCGCAACTGGTGATTGTATGGGGGAAACTCGGGTGCCGCTACAGTGATATACCCCTTCAGAATTTTTTATGAAATATTCCGGGTATTACATTCTGTCCGACAAATAGAGCGCCTCAGTTTCCCTTCTAGTCTTGAAGTCATCTCCAAAGTTATTTAACTCTTTGACAACATCTGACCATCTACCTTCTACCGCAGCAGAAAGAAAGTTAGGCGTTCTATTAAGGGAACCATATTGGAAACCCACAGACGCTATTACAGTCTGTTGTGCGGCTGTTAAATCAGTAAATTTACTACCATTAGCCGCTCTATTGTATTGTTTAGCTATATCACTTGTGTAAAAAGCTTTAGATAATCTATTAATAGTGTCTGTTTCTTGGTCAGTCATTATTAAATTCTTAGCTAATCCTTTAGCTTTAGACCCTGTTAAGCCTAAATATGGCTCTAATCTTTGTATTAATAGGTCATCAAAACCCATAGCTTTTAGACTATCTTTAGTTTTGTCTTTTAAATCAAAACCAATACCTATTGTAACACCACTATTACTTGTAGGCTGATAGCCTTTGTGGTGATTATTTCCTTCTAAACCGGATATAAACTTCCAGTCTACTTTATAAGTATTATCCATATTATATAAATCTGTCCTCTTCTGGTTCTTTACCAATGGCTGTCTCCATAAATCGTTCAAGCTCTTGGTCAAGTAAATCTTCTTTGTGTTGGTTGTACGATAAGACTTGGTCTCTGTCCATACGCTGTACCCAATAATTAGCAGCAATAGCAAGCGCATCAATTTGGTCATCATGTCTTAGAGCTCCTTTGTCTCTAGTAATCCTAGTCATCTGTCTGAACAACTGATGGTCAGGTTCTAGTTTAAAGTCTTCTTTAATAAGTAAATCATCAATAACTAACCTATGACTATTCATAATAGGTTCTAAAGTATCAATAATACGTTTTTCTTTTTGTATATTATGTCTTACTTCTTCTATTTCACACGGGTGTATTCTAGCCATAATAGGCTTTAATAACTGTGTAGCCATACCATCACCAAAGTTACTCTCAATAACTACATAGTTTACATCTTGTTGCTTAGCAATTTGAGATAACCTAGCCATAGTATCTTCACTATAACCACCATCTAAAGAACCTATGGCAGTCAAATAAAGCACTCCATGAAGCATTTTAAGCACCGCATACGCTGTTTTGTCTTCCCCACGACCAGAAGGGTCAATTGACATAACAGACCCCTCAAAAGGCGTAAACTCAGGGCTAATATGCATTGGTGCCACGTAGTAGTCACCTTTTAAACCTACATTTGGTATCTCAGGGTCAATAGCTTTCATCTGTTCTGGAGATGATGCCCATTGTAATTTAGCCGGAGCTTCTGTCCATTTAGAACAACCTGATAATACAATTAAATCGTTAAGTTTTAAAGGGTATCTATTAGCGTCAGACATTGTTGTGTCTAACATAAATTGTAAATTAAACCCTGAACGTCCGTATGAAGACATACGTTCTAATAAGTCTACTTCATCAAATCTCTTAGGGTCTGTAGGCTTACCTTCATTATCTGTTACATCTGCAATCATTGGAGCTATCTTATGCCCATAACCTGTTAATTGTTCTTTAGTAGGGTATAAAGCTGTCCATATTTTAGTTTTAAAACCACGTTCTTCTAAGTCATTGTATAATGACATTTCTGTTTGTGGTGTACCTAGAAATATAATACGTCCTACTTCAGGTTTGATAATTGCATCAAATTCTTTTACTGTCTCACCTAGTCTGTCTCTCATTAGCTGTGTCTGAGAGTTATTAGCACTCTCTACGTCATCAGCAATAATTAAGTCTGCACGTGAACCTGTTAATTGTCCTGTAATACCCATAGATTTAACTGAGGGTGCGTGCGAAGCTGTAGCCGGAGCTACATCAAAGCTAACCTTAGAGTGTCTTTGATTGTCTCTAGGCTGTAAATGCTGTAATATAGGCATTTCACCTATTAATCTTTGTGTAAATGTACTGAAATCATCAGCCCTGCTTTTAGATGCAGATACTACAAGTATATTACGTTGTGGATTAAGTAATAATTGGTGACACACAAATGCTGAAGTAATCCAAGATTTACCTACACCTCTAAATGCTTCTATTACAAGTCTTTTTTCTTTAGACTGTAGATAGTCAGCTATATCATATTGTATTGGTGTTGGTTCTGGAAGATTTAAATGCTTCCAACAAAGATATAAAAAGTTTTTAAAATTTTTAAGTTTACTATTCATCTGTATCAAAAGGTACTTCGTCTAGTATGTTATCAGGTTTCTTTTGTAAACTATCTGTACTATAAGTCTTACAAACCTCAAGACATACTTTCATTTCTGAAGCAGTCAACTCTTGTCCTGACTTTAATTTTGAATATGCGTGTTTAACCAGTAATTCAGGTAACTCTTTAATAATGTTATCTAAATTATTGTGGTCTTCCTTGTCTGTTGTACTTTTTGAAGGTACTTCTTTTGTTTGGTCGTTTAACATGTATTCCTTTTCTCTTCTTAGGTTTTTCTCTTACTTCAAATTCTTTAAATTTTTTAGCCATAGTTATCTACTCGTTAATCTGTCCATGTGATTGTATATTCTGCCTATTTGTTTATCAATAGACATAATTTCTTCAGTTAACATACCAAGATGGACTTGTAATTCCACAATAGTCATTAATACATAAGTTGATAAACCAAGTAAAATTGTACCTAACAAACCTATTAACATTGTATTGTGTTGTCTTTTCATAAATTATTTTTTAACTAATGAACCACCAAAGTATAATCCAATAATAGCTGATACTAAATTTGTATCTAATGGTGTAATAACCAAACTATTAGAAGATAGTGTTACCCATTTCATTATTTCTTTTTCAGGTATAAAGAAAAAAGCAGGTTTAAATTCTAAATAACCTACAATAACACTTACATCTGGTTGAAATATTGGCATTAATTTAGGTAATAATACTATAGCAAAAACAGCAGTTAAAGCTATAATTCTTCTAGTCCACTGAAAACCTTTGTTGTCGTATTCTCTAGCTTCTTTAAAACCTTTTTGTTGTATATCAGCTCTTTGTATAAGCATTTTTTGTTCTGCTTGTTTTGCTTTTATACTTTGTGACCAGATACTCATTACTCCACCTAATACAGTAGAGCCAAGCATAGTTATCATTTCAAATGGCATATATTATAACCACCATAAAAATACAGACCATAAAATAAATGCTGTTAACATTCTTTTGTCTGTATTCATTAAATAAATTTTAGCTTTATTTTTCCAAAAAGTTGGAGTATCTCCAAATATTATCATGCATTATCTCCTAGTTTTTCACACTTCATTGATATATAAATTTGTCTTTCTATAAATTCTTCATTTACAGCCTGACCGATTGCTAATATTGTATTGTTACAATCTTCTTCTGTTTGTAATTTACCAGTTAAAGGTAAATCACCTGTCATACATAAATTCTGTCCACTAACATTTAGCACACAAAGTAATGCAACTATTTTAAACATTTACTAACTTTCTTTCCTGCATTTACACCATTTTTAATAATGTAACTTTGCGTTCCGTTAGCACCTGTTTCTACTTCTTTTTTTAAATTTTTAAACAATTGATTTTGTTTTTTATTTTGTTGTTGTGTTTCGTGATACTTTTCTAATAGTTTTGTGTCTCTCATGTTTTTTAAATAAATTTTCTAACCATTCAAATAAATTATCTATTGAACCGCAAAAATTATATATCCATCTATCAATCATTTTATTTAAATTGAAAAAATCCTATAATACCAACAATTAATGTTCCAATAGCAAGAATAACCTTAAGTCCACCCTTACCCATAGAAACATCTTGTCTTAACGACTTAATTTCTTTTCTCATTTCATCTATGCTTTTTAAAATGTTATTCATTCGTTCAGCACAAAGTTTCTCATGTGAAGAAAGTCTTACTCCAGTTGCTTCGTCAGCAAACTGTTTAAGATTATTCTTTTTAGCCATGACTATCTAGCTGTACATGGTATGTTGTTAGTTCCAACTAAAGGTGCTTCTGCAAATGCCATGTAGATGTATGAACCACCAGATTGATTAGTTCCAGTACCAGAACCACTTGAACCACCTCTACATTTAAAACCATTAGAAACTATATCTAAAGTATTATAAGAAGATGTATCTTGTTCAGCATCATTTGAATCTGGTGTTAAAGCAAGATTCATTACATTACTAGTTTCTCTTTTAGTGTCATATAATATCCATTGGTCTGTACCACTTGTTCTTTTAATCATAAGAAACGCAGGTTTAAATCCTGTATAAACAAATGCTCCATCAGTAGAACCATTTCCTGTGTAGCTTCCAAACTTGCTATAACCAGTTTTTTCTGCGAAGCAGTAGGCTATAACACTTTTGCTACTTGGATTATATCTGCTAGATGTACCTATAGTAAAAACTGAACTTGTTGGAGATGTGCTATTAAAAGCATTAGAATTTGCACCAGATGAATCGGTTGTGCTTAAATATAATTCGTTCCCATTTCCAATTGCTTCAGCATAAACTCCCCAATCAACTGATGTTTCTCTATCTTTAAAAAAAATCATCTTTGGCACAGCACCTAATCCATGACCAACTGTTGCACCTGCTGTACCATTACCTGTATATTTAACAATACTGAAACCACTTGTAGCTGATACTGAAACAGTAGAATTTATAGAACCATTTGTATTAGCTGAACCTGCACCATTTGCTTTCCAATTCCATGATGCGTATGTTTTACCATTATCATTTACCCAACCACTTGTTCCTACTGTAAAACCATCAGTATTAAATGATTGTAATACAGTTGAATAATCACCTTCAGCTTGTGTACTATTTGGAACTAAAGATTTTTGTGCACCTCTAACTGCATCATAAAGATTATGGTCTTCTGTATGAGTTCTGCATTTAATCCATGTCCAATCAGGTTGAAATCCAACTCCTGTTATTGCATGACCATTTGTATCATTACCAGAATAAAGTTTAGTATTAAAATAGTCTGTAGATTTATTAATTGTTGTGTATGCCATTATAAGTTTAATCCTTTTGTTGATAAAGCAGTAAATCCAGTTGGTACATCATATTCGAATATTCCATTTCCACTTGCGTTAGTTCCTGCACTAGATACTGCTGTGGTTCGGAAATAACCATTGCCAAAATTAAATTTACTTCTTGCAGGAGTTTGATTTGTATTATGAGTAACTCCAAACATCCAACCATTTGAAGATGTAGAAATATTTTGAGTACTTACTAAAGTTCCATTTTTATAATATTTTAAAGTATTTTGTGCCGAATCTAAATCTAAAGCCATACCTATTATATCATTTGTAGAAAATGAAGTAGGTCCTGTAGAACCACTACCATTATAGTAAATAGCATTTCCACTTGTAGTGCCTACATACCAACCAATACCACCACCTGATGAACCTAACCAGTCAGCAGTATCTAATTTTGATGCATGAGAAGAATTTGTTTCACAGATACCAAAACCTGGATAATTTCCATTTACTGTAACTTTAGCTTCACAATAATATTTACCTGAAGTCATTCCTAAAGTTGTTGTAGTTGTTTGATAACCAGAACCACTACTAAATTCTGCTTCTGTGTTTCCATAACTAAAAGTTGATAATGAAGATAAAGGATTTAATGTAGCAAAAACATTACTTGGATTATCTTCTGATTTTGTAAGTGTACCACCACCAACTGTAAATGTATTTGAGTTT